GACGCCGACGACTACGCGCGGCTGTTTTTGTCGCCGCGCGACAATCCGCATCTGACGGAGAACTATCTGAAGAGTCTCGAGCGGCTGCCGGAGCGCCAGCGCAAGCGCTTCTATGAGGGCGTCTATATCGACGAGCTCGATGGCGCCTTGTTCACTTACGAGATCATCGCCCGCGCGCGGGTGGCCGAATTGCCGCCGGCGCGGCGGTCGCGCGTAGTCGTGGCGGTCGATCCGTCCGGCGCCGCCGGCCGCGACGACGAGACGGCCGACGAGATCGGCATCGTCGTTGCGGCGCGCGGCGACGATAATCACGCTTACGTGCTCGCCGACCGTTCGCTGCGCGACGGGCCGGGCGCCTGGGCGCGCGCTGTCGTTCACGCCGCCGCAGAGTTTGGCGCCGACCGCATCGTCGCCGAGGAGAATTTCGGCGGCGCCATGGTGCGCGCGGTGATCGTCGCCGCCGGCGCCGGCGCCAACGCCGGCGTAAAAGTGGAGATGGTGTCGGCGAGCCGTGGCAAAGTGCTGCGCGCCGAGCCGGTGTCGGCGCTCTACGAGCAGGGTCTCGTCCATCACGTCGGCCGCTTCGCGGTGCTGGAGGACCAGCTCTGCGCCTTTACCACCGCCGGCTATCGCGGCGAGGGCAGTCCCGATCATGCCGACGCGCTGGTGTTCGCGCTCAGCGAATTGATGCTCAAGGAGCAGGACGGAATTTTCGAATATTACCGGCGCCGCGCCGAAATCGCCCGGCAGCAGGCGGAAGCGCCGGCGCTGAAGCCTGCGCCCGTGGCGTCGGGGCCGGCGGGTGCGGACCAACCGGCCACGGCGCCGTTGGTGCGGATGCGGGCCCCGGGCGAAGTGTCGACCGTTCACGGTTCGTCCGGCACATTATATATGGCCGCTGCCGACGGCAGTTTTGCGGTGACGTCGGAGGATGCCAGAGCGCTGCTTCGCCACGGTTTCGCGCGGATCGAAGAGGATCGAACCGATGGTTCCATACAAGCCGAACCGGCTTTATGCAGTGCCGCAGACGCTGGAAAAGCGGCTTGAAATCGCCAACGCGATCCGGAAGCTGTTCGGACAAGACGATTTCAAGAAGGCGAGTCCAGACGATCCGCAACACCGCGGATGGCCGGCTGGCGCTCCCGGCGGACAGGGTGGCAAGTTCCGGCCTAAAGACAACAGCGGCAATATTACAACCGCCGCCGGTTCGAGAATGTCCGAAGCTGAATGTGAGGCCCAGTACGAGGAAGATTTGTCCGTTTGCCGCGCGTGCATTTGGATGCATGTTATGGTCAGGCGATGGCGCGCTATTGAGCGTGTACCTCAGGTCACCAGATCCCGCCGCTTAATTTTTAGGGATGAGCCATGATCATTGCAGATCGCTTGTTGAGGCTGCGGCTCGGATCAAACGAAATTGATGTTCCGATCCGGATTTACGCGCCCGAGGCCAATGGTGTCGACTGGACTTGTCATTATGAAATAGGCTGGCCCGAAGGTGCAAAAAAAAGCTGCGCGGCGGGAATCGACGCCATTCAAGCCCTGCATCTTGCACTCCAGAAAATCGGCGTCGACATCTATACCAGCAAACATCACAAGTCGAAGGCGCTGAGTTGGGAAAAACCCGGCAGGGGCTACGGTTTTCCTGTCTCAAATAACATTCGCGATCTACTTGAAGGCGACGACGCAAAATATCTTTGAACTGATCCGTTTGCGTCACGCGCTGTAACACCGTTTTCGGTTTCGATTTGATCGCGGCGCGCCGTGGCGCGTCTCTTGAGCGCGGCCTCTTGGCTTGCGCCTTCGCAAACGGAAACCCAGATGACCGAACCGAGCCGCGGCGCGGGCCAGCCGAGCTGGCCCCTATCGCCCTATCAGATTGCCTATAACACCGGTGGCCCCGGGTCGTCGGCTGGCATCGCCCGCGGCACCGGTGCGGACTGGTTCGGCCCGCTCGATCCGCTTCGCCCGATCGCGCCGCCCGAGGTCGCCGGCCGGCGCTTTGATTTTCCGCCTGGCTATAACCTCGTCACGCGGCCGCGCGCCTATGAGCCGGTCGGCTTCGCCGAGCTGCGCGCCTTCGCCGACGCCTACGATCTCCTGCGGCTGGTCATCGAGACGCGCAAGGATCAGATGGAGCGGCAGCGCTGGCGCATCCGGCCGCGCGATCCGAAACTCAAGCGCAAGACCGGAAACAAGAGCGCCACGATCGACACCGACATGACAGCGCGCATCTCGGCGCTTGAGGCGTTTTTCCAGAAGCCCGACGGCGTCACGCGCTGGAAGGCCTGGCTGCGGTCGTTGCTTGAGGACATGTTCGTCATCGACGCCGCGACGTTGTATTGCCAGCGCACGCGGTCGGGTCAGCTCGCCGCGCTGGCGCAGCTCGATGGCTCAACCGTCAAGCGGCTGATCGACGATTGGGGGCGAACGCCGCAGCCTTACGCCGGCGCCGACGGCGCGATCCTCTATCCGCCGGCCTATCAGCAGGTGCTCAAAGGCCTGCCGGCGGTCGATTATTCCGCGCGCGACATCATCTACCGGCCGCGCAATGTGCGGGCGCACCGCGTCTACGGCTATTCGCCGGTGCAGCAGGTGCTGATGACCGTCAACATCGCGCTGCGCCGCCAGCTCTGGCAATTGGACTACTACTCCGAAGGCTCGATCCCCGACGCACTGATCGGCGTTCCGGCCGGCTGGACCCCGGACCAGATCAAGCAATTCCAGGATTACTGGGACACCGAGTTCTCAGGCGACCTCGCCCGGCGTCGCCGCGCCAAATTCGTGCCGGGCGAGACCGCGGCCAAGGTGGTGCAGACCAAGGAGCCCGAGCACAAGGACGACTTCGACGAATGGCTCGCCCGCATCATCTGCTACGCCTTTTCGGTGCCGCCGCAATGGGCGACCAAGGTGATGAACCGCGCCACCGCCGATAACCAATCGGCGCAGGCGGAGGACGAGGGTCTTGAACCGACCAAAGAATGGGTGAAGGACCTGATCGACGAGATCATCGCCGAAGAGTTCGCCTCGCCCGATCTGGAACTCACCTGGCTCGATGAGGACGAGGCCGATCCGAAAGGCCTCGAAGCCGTGCTCGAAGGCCGCGTCAAGCTCGGCGCCGTCACGCTCAACGAAATGCGCGACGCGCTCGGCCTCGATCCTTACGCCAACCCCGCCGCCGACCGCCCGATGGTTCTGACGCCTACGGGATATGTGCCGATCGAGGCGGGGGCGGGAGGACAGGGCGCTCCGGAGACCGACAGACAAGGCGGCAAGGCCGACGCGCGCAGTTCAGCAACGCCCGTTCTAAAGGCGGCGGCCGATGATCCGAAACATCCCGGGTGGCCCGCCGGCACGCCAGAAGGAAAGGGCGGCCAGTTTCGACCAAGAGATGGTGATAAGAGCGGATTGTCGGATGACCCGCGAGTTGTCTCCGACGTCTCGCCCGATAATACGTGGATTCCGGGCGCGCAATACGCAGGCGGCGTTGAGGAGGGCGAGGGCGAAAGTCCAATCCGCGGAGGGCCGGTCGAAGGAACACCCGCTCAAGAAGCTCGTTTAGCGGTTGCCGAGGCTCAGTGGCAAGACGTGAGAAACCGGATGCGAGGCATCGATCCATATTGGAAGCCCCCCGCTGGTGAATATGAAGGAATTGAGGGCAGCATCGCTGACTTGCAGGCAAAGACGCAAGCAGCAGAGGCGCATGTTTCAGAGCGTGCAGTGCAGGGCATTGGACCGGGCCCGTTTGCGTGCGAGTACATACCCGCACAAGGTCCAGGTCGATTGAACGCGGCCGAGCGCAGCGCGAATAACGATAACGGTGAAAAGTATGGATGCCACACCTGCGGTGTGTCGGATCCAGGAACTCCTTCCGGGAACTGGGTCGGCGACCATCAACCGTCCAGCGCTCTCAACATTTTCGGAAGCTCTCAAAAGATATATCCTCAGTGCGCCGCCTGCAGCGCACAGCAGGGCGGCTTCGTCATGGGAATCCTAGGGAGGCTGAAGTAATGTCAGATTCAATAAAAGTTGCCCCGCCGAACTCCCTGATAGGAATCTCGGATGTCAAAAAAGGCGAAGTTCCCGATTTCGACGTGGAGTCTGGAATTTCTGCAACGGACAGCTGCATTCTTGTTGGCTGCTGGCCCGAGATCGATGGCGAAACTGAAATTATATTAGGACTAGCTTCTGAGGTCGATCCAGGGGACCCGGCGGCATTCGATGGTCAATTGGAAACACCCAGTGGCCGCGTTCAGGTCGTGACCATCGAATGGAAGACTCTGCTAGAAGCCACTGGTAGCATTGCGAACACGCGAGTCCGTATTTGGCCAAACCGTCCACGATTCCCTGACAGAATAATTATCGGTTTAGATTAGAACGGGCCACCCTCTATCCGCCGGCCTATCAGCAGGTGCTCAAAGGCCTGCCGGCGGTCGATTACTCCGCACGCGACATCATCTACCGGCCGCGCAATGTGCGGGCGCACCGCGTCTACGGCTATTCGCCGGTGCAGCAGGTGCTGATGACCGTCAACATCGCGCTACGCCGCCAGCTCTGGCAATTGGACTATTACTCTGAAGGCTCGATCCCCGACGCACTGATCGGGGTGCCGGCCGGCTGGACGCCCGACCAGATCAAGCAATTCCAGGATTATTGGGACACCGAGTTCTCAGGCGACCTGGCGCGACGCCGCCGCGCCAAGTTCGTGCCGGGCGAGACCGCGGCCCACGTGGTGCAGACCAAGGAGCCCGAGCACAAGGACGACTTCGACGAATGGCTCGCCCGTATCATCTGCTACGCATTCTCGGTGCCGCCGCAATGGGCGACCAAGGTGATGAACCGCGCCACCGCCGATAACCAATCGGCGCAGGCGGAAGACGAGGGTCTCGATCCGACCAAGGAGTGGGTGAAGGACCTCATCGACGAAATCATCGCCGAAGAGTTCGCCTCGCCCGATCTGGAACTCACCTGGCTCGATGAGGATGAGGCCGATCCGAAAGGCCTCGAAGCCGTGCTCGAAGGCCGCGTCAAGCTCGGCGCCGTCACGCTCAACGAAATGCGCGACGCGCTCGGCCTCGACCCTTACGCCAACCCCGCCGCCGACCGCCCGATGGTCCTGACGCCTACGGGATATGTGCCGATCGAGGTTGGGGCGGGGGGCAATGCGGGGGGTAAGGTGAGCCCATCGCCGAACGGCGCTGGGCCGCACGCAACTGTAGCTCTGATGAGCGCAGCGAAATCCGGGGAATCACACAGCGGGCCTGTAGTCCTCATCAAGGACTATAATCCCGACCAGCCTCGCGCGCCGTCGGGAAATTCTGATGGAGGACAATGGGCGACCGAGGAAGGGACTGGCGCATCCGGAGAATTGACGGAGCAGTCGGACAACAGAACCAATGCCACTCCAAGAGTTGGCCAGCCGCGTATTGCACGCAGGACTGACTCGCGCATTATTTCCGATGTAGCCCCCGACAACACGTGGAAACCTGGTGCTCAATACGCGGCCAACAATGACGATGAGGAGTCCGAAAGCCGTATCGGCAGACAGCCAGTTGAAGCAACGCCCGCACAGGAGGCAAGACTGGCCGTGGCTGAATCTCGCTGGCAGGATGCGATCGCTGATGTACGAAAAATTGATTCAAACTGGAAGCCCACTCCAGGTCTCTATGAGAGCGTAGAGGGTCAAATCGCCAACCTCGAAGCTCAGACGCGAGAGGCGGAGAACCGCTTATCCGAATTCGAACACTATGGTGCCTGTCCCGGGCCATTTGCGGGCGAGTCTATACCGGCCCGCGGCCCGAACCGTGATTTCACGGACGAAGAACGCGATAAAATCAAACGGATTGGTGCCGGGACGGGCTGCCACACGCGTGGAACGCGAGAGCCAGCTACATCGTCGGGCAACTTCGTACTCGACCACCAGCCGCCGAATGCACTGAGTCTTTCCGGCAGTGCGCAAAGGTTATATCCTCAGTGCTTGACCTGTAGTTGGCGGCAAGGCGGATACCTGCGCCAATACTTGAAGGGCAGTCGATGATGGCACAAACAATCAAAATTGCTCCGCCGAATTCTCTTATTTTCATCGGTGACGCTAAGGGTGATTCTACGCCTGATCTGGATAAAATAGCGCGAGCGGCGAGCATTACGGCGACCGATTCATGTGTGGTTGTGTGTTGCCTGGCGGAAATGGACGGCAAGACTGAAATCACGATGGGGCTAGCCCGCGAGGTCGATCCGGGCCAAAACCCAGGCTTCGATGGTGCGTTGATAACGCCAACTCGCACCATCGTAATTTCAACCGCTGAGTTGAAAACCTTACTCGAAGCAAGTGTACCAACCTTGCAGACTCGAATAAGAATTTGGATGAATCGCGTTAAGGAGCCCGACAAGGTGATCGTCGGGGTAGGATAGAATTTCGCGACCCCAGGTGGGAGGGGGCGGAAGACGAAGTCTCGATCCGACCAAGGAATGGGTCAAGGACCTCATAGACGAGATCATCGCCGAGGACTTCGCCTCGCCGATCTGGAGCTCGTGTGGCTCGATGAGGATGAAGCCGATCCGAAAGGCCTCGAAGCCGCGCTCGAAGGCCGCGTCAAACTCGGCGCCGTCACGCTCAACGAACTGCGCGACGCGCTCGGCCTCGATCCGTACACCAACGCCGCCGCCGACCGGCCGATGGTGCTGACGGCTACGGGATATGTGCCGATCGCCATTTGCGTCGGAGTGGATGGTGATGGTGGGGTCCATCGTGGCGCTCCGTGTGAACGGGCTGGCAGTCCCCTGGAGGTCTCTGTCTGTGCGCGGTTAGTATTTTCCGGTCAGGCTCGCGATGTATTTGTTCGTCATGTTACCGCTGTTTTCATCCAGTCCTCGCTGGTAGCTCAATTTGACGGCGAAATTCTTCGTTATATTGTAGAAGATCGAATTGTCCCACCAATAAGATCCGCGGCCGTCGTAGGCCTCGTACCAGGGGTGAAATGTTTCGCTTAAACCGAGGTTAGCCCAGAAGTTATCATTGTTCTTGCTGCCGACGGGAGTGAAAATAAATGTCAGTTCAGGTCCTAACCGCAACGACTGGTCCTTTCCAGAAAATTGCAACGGTTTGCTGTGTTCCATCGCATTCGCATATTGAATATCGAATGTCGGGTCGAATTGTACGTTGACCAAATTCGAAGCTCCCGGGAAACCCTCTTCTGTCCAAAGGTACTTTAAAAGCCAGAACGGAATATATTGGACCATGACTGCGGTCGCCGTGGTATTGTTGATGTTGTCGAACACGACATTCGGCGTGATGCGAATGATATCGATGTCCCCCCAGCTGTGCAGATACGCAACCTCGCCGGAAAGCCCTACGGTGCGCGTATCGGCGTTGTTCTTTTTCGCGAATGTCGCATTGGAATTGTAATCAGAATTGATTTGTGCATAGGCGGCGATGCTTTGTTCCATAAAGCCGTGGTCCCCGTTCGGCGCTGCACGTAATTCCGTGCATTTGGAATAGACAGCACCGACCATTCCTTGGGTTACCCAAATCTTATTGTTGTTGGCGTAGTCGCGCGTGAACGACACCGCCGCGCCACTTGCCTTCGCGACAGGTACGCCGACGGTCGGTGAGAAACAGCCCGCTCCGAGCGGGCCCAAGTCCGACCAAGCATTACGCACGAAATAGGTCGGAACGAAAGTTACGGTTCCGGATGCCGGTAGCGGCTTTGGCTTCGGCTTAGCGTCGGCAGTTGGGTCGGGTTGGACGGGTTTTGCCGCCGTAACACTCGGTTTTGGCGATGCTTGACCGCATTTGACTGCTCTAAAGTCGGGATGCTTTTCTATATACTCGGCGCGACGCTGCGAAGTTCCTTTGCAGAAAGCGTCGTCGACAAGCTTGTCTATCGTCGGCGCCGCTCGCGCAGGACTGAATGAGGCGGCCGCCGCAGCCGCGAATGCAATAACGAAACCAACACGCGCAAACATAGTCATAGCTGTGGACTCCCGTCGTATAGTCCGATAGTTAATCGCTAGTGCCGGTCGGCGCGTACATGACCTGGCCAATGATGAACTTAACTGTGGTGGTGTCTGACCAGGTATTTGTTATGGCCTGTACAAATTCATTTTGTATGTTGCCAATGGCGGCGTTTAGCTGGACCCACAGACCGTCATAAGCCGCGCTGCTGAAACCTATCGGAGGATCGGCCAGCGTGTTGCCCGGCTGCACATTCGGTTTATTCAACGCAGCAAAGGCTTTTTGAACGATCGAGGTTGCTTGCGACTTTGAGTATGTGGGCGACTTTTGTGCGGTCTTGGTGGCGAGTGCATCAATCGATGCTGTGTGTAATTTCACCGTCGGCGTCGACGCTCCCGGCGCCAGATATTGCGCAATGAAGCCTTCGAGGAAATCGGTGCCCGCATAGGCGCTGACGGCCCACGCCAGCATTATCTGCCAGCTTGGATCGGCCGTGGCTGAGCCGCCGCTCTTGAGATAGACCAGCACCGATGCCAGCCCGACGACGATGCCGATCAGAAAGCTGACGAGCAGACGTCCGGCTTCGAACAGGTCGTTGGGATTAAGGCCCTGAGCCTGGGCCGTATCCGCCATTCCCTTGAGTCCGATGATCGCCCGCGCGCCTTGGCCGAGTATGCCCATGAGCGCGCCGATGATGAGAATTTCCAGCAACATCACATCCTCCCTCAGTAGCCGAATGATTGCGGCGGACCGCGATGCGTCCGCGCTGGTTCGTTGGTAATTGTACTCGCGTTGAATGATGCGGCAGCGCGCTCAGCGCCGCTTGCGCGCGGGGTTTCACCGATCGTGCGCTCTATGTCCGATGCTTTTTGACTGAGATGAGGCAACGCAGAAAATGCGTTTGCCGGCGTTGCGAGACCCGCATCCGCTGGACGCGAATGGTCTGCAAGCAACGCGGATAGAAACACGAATGCGGACGTTGACGTCCGACCGCCCCACACCACACGCCCCCACCAATCGCTACGCGTTTATTCCCAGCGATCAGAGAAACCTACTCTCGGTTGATCAATCTCAGGTGTCAATAGGGAAATCTGACAACCGACAACATTTGCCGACGAGCGTCAGCCAATTGGCGACGAGCTCGGCCGTCGCCCGCATACCGCAATACCACCAAACAAGGAGCTTACGCATGGACGACATGACTCTCTTCGTGCCGATCACCAAGATCGACGCGGCGCAGCGCCTGGTTTACGGCGTCGTCACCGCCGAGACGCCGGACGTGTCCGGCGAGGTTTGCGACTATGTCTCGACCAAGCCGCATTATCAGAAATGGTCGCAGAATTTCGTGAGCGCCTCGGGCGGCAAGAGTTTCGGCAACCTGCGCGCCATGCACGGCGCTGTCGCCGCCGGCAAGCTCGTCGACATCGCGTTCAACGACGCGCACAAGCGCATCGAGATTTGCGGCAAAGTGGTCGACGACGACGAATGGAAGAAAGTCGAGGAGGGCGTCTATACCGGCTTCTCGCAAGGCGGCCGCTATCTCAAGCGCTGGCCCGATCCGGATGCGCCGACGCTGACGCGCTACACGGCCGAACCGCTGGAAGTGTCGCTGGTCGATTATCCCTGCTTGCCGGACGCGACTTTCGCGGTGATCAAGCGCGACGGCTCGACCGAGCTGCGTAAATTTAAATCGGACGTGTCGGAGGATGACGCAGCGACGGCCGCGGTAGCGCTGACCAAGATCGGCGCGCGCCACTCCAGGGCCGACAAGGAGCGCATCAAGCATGCCCACGATGCGCTGGTCGGGCTCGATCCGGATTGCTGCCCCGGCGCCGCGGTGCCTGGCGCCAATGTGCACGCCAGGCCGAAATTCTCGCCGCAGGCGGGCGAGGGAGCAGCCGATACTGGCGGCGATGAAATGGACGACAATACCGAGAAGCTCGCCAAGATTCTGGATCGCGCGGTGGATCGAAACCTGGCCAAGGCCTTGCGCGGAATGAACGCGCGGCTCGACGACTTCGCCGCGCGGATGAAAAAGATCGAGAATCAGCCATTGCCGCTCGGTACAACGTCCGTGCGTGTCGCCGAAAAAAGCGATGATGCAATCTTTCCCAAGCCCGAGGCGTTGCTCGATCAGCCCGGCGCGCTCGAGGCCTTGGCCGAAGCCGCCATCCGCAAGGCGCAAACGCAGCCGCTGCGCGCCATTCCGGGCTTCAAGCCGCGGCAGGGATGAGCGGCCATTTTCGTCGTTCCCAGCAC